GACATAGCCTTGTGTCAGCACATCTTTTTCATCTGGCAGATGAAGCCAATATAAGACAGCCATTTGGTTCCCCAAATCTCGGGTGGTGACGCTCCCCGCTTACTCGCGGGGCTACGGATTCTGTCTTATGTTATTTGAAAATTTACTCAGGAATCGGAGGCGCATCAGGAATTTTTTGAATTGCAGATTTGTTTGCATCAAAATAAAACTCAAATGTATTCACATCATCATTACAATCTACCCAAAATAATGGAAGTGCAATTTCAAATTCAGCATCACAGATTTCAGCAATTCTTTCAGCAATAGCAGAATAAATTGGGAAGTATTTATCTCCAATTAATTCCCATCCAGAAATATATTGCACGGTTTCGTTTGGAGAAATTAGAGCTTTTTTCATTTTTACCACTCCACAATAACAACACCAGCAGTTCCATTGCCGCCTGCCTGATAACTGCCGCCATAGGCACCGCTTCCGCCATTACCATAACCAGTAGCGGCGGCGCCAGCCACGCCACTTGGGCTAACTCTACCTACGCCACCAAAACCGCCAAACATACCAATCCCGGGATTGGTATCGGCTGGGCCAAAACAACCACCTCCAGGCCCAGAAATAACTGCATTGCCCGAAGTGCCTGCGCCAGAACTATAATTAAAGTCACCGCTAGAACCCGCGCCAGATGCGCCGCCAGCACCGCCAAACCCTACGTTGGCCCATCTAGCACCACCGGCGCCCCCAGTGGCGGAACAATAAGCGCCAAAAGAGGATGTACCCCCAGCGTTCCCGTTACCGTTGTTTACACCAGTACCACCGGCCCCAACAGTTACAGTAATACTAGCTCCAGGAGTTAACCCAGTAATCCACTTAATAGCTATACCGCCTCCGCCCCCACCGCCTCCAGAGCCTTCAGGAATGTTAACGGCACCACCACCAGCGCCGCCGCCTCCAACTACGGTGGCTTTTACAGAAGTTACTCCAGTCGGAACAGTAAATGTTGATGTTCCAGCAGTTGTAAAAAGCTGCGCACGTTGACCAACATAACTATTTGCACCAGCAGCAGTGGTTTGAGTCGTGCCGTCGTTAAAAGTAATGGCTGTTCCGCCAACTGTGATTGCCATTTATTGCTCCTTAAACAGAAGTAAATCCGGTTGCTTGATCCATGACAAATTTTGTCACGCCTTGATATTGGAAAAGCAATTGACCGCTTACTTCCAACACAGTCCAATTTGATGTTTGAATACCAGAAGAATTGATATTCCAGTCGCCACTAGCACCAGAACCATCGGCACCAGCAACGCCAAGATTAGTTCTTGCAGCAGGAGCAGACGATGCACCAGTGCCGCCATTGGCAACAGGAACAGCGTTTACAAGGCCATCAGTTGCGTCCAACCGGCCAGATGAATCCAGGTTGTTTGCAAGCTGGGAAAGATTGTAGGCTTGTGTCATTTCAAGTCCTTATGCGTTGCCAATCCTAGCAAATGTTTGCTGGTTGAGCAAGGTAAAGTTGTTGTTAAAAGCCTGCGTCAGATTGTAGCCGCCAGAATTGGCGGTGTAATCGTAGCCAGAACCTTTTGCGAGAAGTGCTCCGTTGGCATATACCTCCATTGCCAATGGATTGTTGGGGTAAACATAGGAAAGCGCCCCATTGATTGAATACGAAACCGTGTTCACAACGTTGGAGGCAGGAACCCCAAAGTTATTTTCTGTGAACATAATGAACGTCATTTTCCCAGTCACAGTACCAGGGAAGCCGCCCAAAGTGTTGCCAGAAAGGTCATAGTCGATTTCATTCAATTGAACGCCATTCACATAAATCATCTCAAATCCATTGCGGATTGTGAAATTAGATGGGGTCACAGTATTGGCAGATGAGACATCAACCGTATATCTGCTGAATGGTGTGTAAGTCGATCCAGCCGCACGCTTTCTAAAAACACCATATCCATTCACTGCACCAGAAATGCTTGTTGTGAATGTGATGGTTTTTGTGGAAACGTTGACTGATTGAACTGTGTAGGTCGTTGGGCTGTCTGTTGGCTGCGGTTGAACAGCAGCAAAGCAAAGCAAGTCACCAGCAACAACGTTTTGATAAAGCGGGTCAACGTAAGTGATTGAATTCGATGTGCTGGATGCAATCAATCCATTGATGTTCTCGTAGTATTGATCTGTGCTGACAGCACGCATATTGATGACAACAACGATTTCGCCACTTGCGCACGCATTTGAGAACGTAAAGTTTGTCGTGGTTTCTGTGTATTCGCTTGTGTCTGCAAGAATGCCATCGCGGAAAACAAGAATGTTTCCTACAACATGATTGACTGCAAATGTGGTTTGTCCAGAAGTTGCAGAAAACACAGTCTCTGTGTAGTAGAAGTTGTCAGGTTGCGTAAACCCGACAACTCGACCAAACACATCAACCGTCAGCGTTGCGGTGCTAAACGTCTTGGAATACACGCCAGCGCCAAAGTTCAAGAACTTTTGCAGAGACACAACCATCGAGCCTTGAGTGTTGTTGCTCACGCTCAAAAGCCCGTCAGCAGAGCTAACAGCGGTTGTTCCAGCCTTGGTCAATTGACCAGTACGTTTATCAAGGTCAATGTAGTTTTGTCCGTCCTCAAGCGCACCCCAAAGCGATGTGTCATATACCGACGTTTCAGTCGGAACAAATGCGCCTCCAAGATTTGAGAATCCTGCGTTGCCAATCGCAAAGCTGAATTTCCTGTTCTGTCGGTTGGCAATCAACAAGTAGTTGGATGTGCCAAAGCTGCCTGCGTACCATGTGTAATCAGCAGGATTTGGGCTTCCGTTGGCCGTTGCGTTGTTCAACAAACCATAATAGGTTTTGTTCCTGGGATTCAGGCTAAACCCAACAGTGCCATCTGCGCTATCAGCATAGGCCACAGCAATCCAACGTTCTGTGTACTGGAATGTTGTAGGACGCCACTTGAACACAGCAGAAGCTGCGGAGTATTGGCTGTTGGCAATCGGGTTTACAAGCCGAGTGAACAAATACCAGTCGCCAGCAGGAATAGCCAGGTTCACAGTTGGAAGCGTCTGACCAACCGTGTATGGAGTCCCGTTGCTTGGTAATGCGGTAGTGCCACCCAAAAGTAACTGAGATGCTGTTGGGCTTGGGAATGCGGAATACCAAACTTCGGCATACGTCACAAAACTTGCAGTACCAACATAGGGCTGGACATTAAAGCTCGGAACGGCAGCAGACGGATAGCTGCTGGCAACTGTCGGAGCGGGAACCGTGCCAAAATATGATGGGTCAGGAAGGTCTGTATTTGGCGCAGGAACATACTTTGTGATGTCCTTGTCGTCATAGACCTGGGCGTTGTATTCGTTAAGCTCAAACGATGCGCCAAGGCTACCATCAGGCAAGGAAGCCTCAGACACACGCATCACACGGAAAGGCTTGTTTGACCAACCATAAGAAGAGTTGGTCACGGTTACAACATCGCCTGCATCAACCTGGATGCCAGGATATGCCGTGCTGAAGCTAACAATCAGGTCTTCACGAGCCTGCTCAAGAATTCGTGTGGCAAGGTATTGCGCTTGCACAGAATCATTGGTCATCGAGAACTGGACTGATTGCTTGTTGACCGGCTCGTTTGGATACAGCAATTCAGCAGGTGTTTCGTAATAAACAAAATCTGATTGATCGCGGTTTTGTGCGCTTGGGAATTCAGCTTCAATTTGATTGACGCTGCTGGTAATGTCATAAGCACTGACGCGAATTTCTCCAATGATTGTGCTGTCATCAAAAGCATAGGCCGACGTAGTAGCTTTGTTGATAACAATGCTCCATTGGCCTTTGGCTGCGTTGTATTGATTCCAAGAATCGCAAACAATCATGATGGAGTTGATGTTGTTCAAGCATGACTGACCAGTATCGACAACACCATTGATTCGATAACGAGGTTGATAATAAGGCCCTGTACCATTTTCTTGATAAGCAATAGGCTCGTCAGAATAAGAATTCAATGCTGCAACAGAAGTCGTATCAACCAAATCAAATGGCATTGCAGCGCCATATTTTTCATTGGTCATGTAGTCATACCAAACATCACCTGGCTTTGCACATCCAGCACCATTGAGATAATGATGAACGTGATATGTCAAAGACTGCATGTTTGTAGTCTCTGCTTCACGGTTGTAATTCATCTTGACGATGGCAAAAGCAAGACCAGGCATTTGACGATTTGTCGGTGCCCAACGTAATTCAGCAGGCAAATCAGCGCCGCCCATGAATGCGGAAGGCAACGTTGCGCCGTTTGCAGAAGTAATCACACCATCTTGAGTGGATGTGTAAAGAGCAATATAGATGTTGCCGCTTACTTTGGAATCCACATTCCCAGCGCCATCTGTCAGGCTAACGACCTTTGTTTGGTCCGTGCTGTCAAATGTAATCTTGCGATCACCCCAATACATATCATTAAGGTCAAAAGAAAATTGACCGTTGGGGCTAATGTGGGAAATGACCAAGACGTAGTACATGGTCTTGGCATCTGTGCTTAATGCTGCGTCAACAAAAGCACCGCCAAGATAAGCATCACCATAGACAACGGGAATGCTGTTTGTAGAAGACGGAGGAACCTGCTGGCGAACACCATTGTCAACGGCCTGGTCTGCGCTCATATCAGGCGCAAATGCGCGAGACATGATGTTTGAAACAGCAAAGTTAATGGCAAACGCTGCGGCGGTGTGATACCAGGCAAAAGCACTGACAGATATTTCTGCCAGAGCCGCAACAATCATTGACCCGACCATTTTTATTCCTTCACAAAACTAGCGCCGACAGCCTTGTATCCGCGCTTGATGTAATTTATCAGTGGTCCTTTGGCAGAAACCGATGTATAGGCACAATGAATTGAACCTTCTTTCAGCATCTTGCTTGCGATCTTGTCGTATTCAATCCAGAGTTTTCCGCCGACTGTCGTGTTGCGATGTTCTGGCTCAACCCACCACAAAAGCTCGTGAAGCTCTACAACCCCAGGGCACCAAATGTTGTTCTGTTTTATGGCGATCAATGCCCCAGCCATGTGGTCATCAATCAAAATAAATCCTCGACCTTGGATAATGGAAAATAACAACTCTTCAACATACTTTGGCATGTGAAAATGCGTCTTCCCAAGTGTGTCTACTGGATACTCAAATGAGTATGCTTCAACAATCTCCAAAAGCCTTGGAATGTCGTATCTTGTCGCAAGTCGAATCATAGTCCGAATCGTTTTTGTGATGGTGCTTGTGTTACGGCTTGGCTACCAGTTGTAGGTTCGCCACCAAAATCAAAGTACGAGCCAGCAATTGCTGGAACCCGGTTCATGCTGTTGTCGCCAGGATAGAAAACCTGCCAAATCTTTGGAGTGGTTCTGACGCCACCAACACGGTTCTCAAGAATGGTTCTGAAAGACGCGCAGGAAATTCCAACAGTTGCCACACGAGTCCTGGCCTGCTCGTTCCAATCTTCCGTGATGGAATAGTTCGAAACAATGCCTTGGTAACGTTTGAAGAACTGCTGGGTTGGCGTCTGGATGATCTGGTTGTCGGCATCCAGAAAACCGCGCCATACCTCAATGCGAGAACCCTTGATGTCCGAACTCAAGATGATGGATACGTTTGTACCGTCAACGCCCGTCAAGGAAATGTTCAAATCAGAACTATTTGCCTTAATGTCTCGTTTGACTTCAGAAAGCTGGAGAAGACTGCCAAGGTTTGTGAATGTCATGTCATCCACAGAGATGGGAGCAGCGGCATTGCAGAACGTATAGACGTTCGATGGCATTGTGAGCCTAATGAATTCGGCATGGCGGATAGACGAACTATCCAATGCCGTCATTGTTGTACTCATTCTGTAATGTCCTCTCTAAACACAAACGCTTCATCCCAGTTGACAAAAGCGCCGCCAGGGGCTGGTGTGAGTGTATATGTTGGGCATCGTTCTGCCAAGACAATAAACTCGCATGTGTTGCCAACGCCAGCCAAAGTTCCAGTTGGCGGCGTGCCAATCACGGGACGATGCAAGCTGACGCTAACTGTCGAGTTCGTCCCGCGCAAAACGTCTTCCTTGACTTTGTATGTGTAGTTGCCGAGTTGCAAGAAATCGCCAGCTTTAAACACATATTTTGTCGAAGCCACGGATGGAAGATTCCCGATTGACACGACTTGAGAATTTGGCGCAGGAACAGAAGCAAGAGTCAAAGCATTGACTTGAGCCGTTGTCAAATCACCCTGGTAGTCAGTGAACCAAGCAAGATTTGCGCTGTTGAACGTGATCGTTTCTGGCAACTGACGGTCAAGGTTGTCGATGGTCTGAATGATGTCCCTAGATGTCGAATATGGCAGATAGTTGTGCGGAACAATAGTGAACACCCACGGCACCGAAGTCAGGTACTGAGCCACGCGAACTTGTCCAGAACGGCTTACCTGTTGCCCAACCGTCCTGCGGGTGTTTACAGTCATTGACTGCTGGTTCTCAAAGATCGTCTGGAACGACATCATGTTCTCCCGAAATTCGTGGACAGGTTCTTGGATGCGTATTGGTTGGCCGACCAGATAGCCTGGTTGCTTTCCAGCAGGCGCTGCTCAAACGACTTAACATCAATTGCGTTGATGTAGTTGTTGGTCACTTGAGTTACGCCACCAGAGTTTGCCAGCATGTTGTTGGGCACAATCGTACCCGAGCCAGTCGGGACGAAAAGCTCTGGCCCACGCTCTCCAACAATGTATGGCGAACCGCCAGCAACTGGGCCTCCGTTAGCCCTGAATGAAGCATCTTGAGCCGCCAGCATTGATGTTTGCTGGGAACCAATGTTGGTTCCATAAGACATTGCGGTAGAGATATTGCCGAACACAGAGCCAAGCAAGCCACGAATCAACGTCATCGCTTGCAGACGCATGTTCATAATCAGCATGTCTTGAATCACACTGCGCGTGAAATCCTTGATGCTGAATTTGCCAGTGCGGACAAATCTCTCGATTGACGCAGACATATTTGACCAAACGGCGTCATACATGCCTTGCATACGCTGCAAAGAATCAGCAAGTTCAATGTTGGCAAGTTTTGCCTGCATTGTTTGCTCATAAATCTGTTTTGCCTTTTCCTGGTCTTCAACAGACATATTCTTGAATTCCTGGCTACGAGCCAGCTTTTCAAATTCCTTTTGAGCATCAATCTTTGCCTGGGTAAGCTGAATCTCTTTTTGCGTTGCCCCAATCAAAGAGAACCGTGCTTCAAGCTGCTCTTTGGAGAACAACTGCTCTTGCCTGCGAGTCTCGGCATCACCAAAAATCTTTGTGCGTTCACGCTCAAGACGTTCACCAACGTTTGCAATAGATTCAAACCAACGCTGGTCAGCTTCCCATTGTTGTTTCTTGCGATACTCAAATCGCTTTTTCTCTGCCTCGGCCTCTGCCTCTTGAACCTTTGCAACACGCTTTCGAGCAAATTCCGCAGCGTATTGACCAAATGTGTCTTCGTTGCGTTGCTTCTCTTCAATCTTGGCTTCTGCAATTTTCTTTTGCAGTTCAACTTCAATGCGCTGCTCTTCGCTGGCAATGGCTTCTGCCGATTTATAGAACGCATCAAGCTCGGCCTTTTCAGCCTCACGACGAGCACTGATTTGACCTTGAATGCCACCCGCTTTATTCCACCTGGAAATTCCAGCTTCTTCTTCCTGCTTTTTCTTTGCTTTTTCAGCAGCAGTCTCGGATTCAGAAACGACCTTTTCAACAAGCTGACGGAATTCGTCTTGCTGCTTTGCAAGATCGGCCTCCAAAAGCTGAGTGTTCATGCCAAGTTTTCTGCGCTTGGCAATACCATCCATTGTTTCAACAATCTTGGAATTCACGCGCTCCAAGGCTTGAAGTGTTTGCTCAGGACGGCCAAGACCAAGCATGGCATCCCACGCCTCGCTGGCAACCTTTTTGATGGCGCTCCAAGACTGCTCAAGGTATCCAAGTGTCCTGCGATTTTCCTGAAGGCTTTTGTCCAAGGCCTCTGCAACAATCTTGGTAGATTCTTGTGTCCTACCTTGACGCTCAAGGGCTTCAATCTGCTTGTACTGAGCAGCAGTCAAAAAGTGATATTGCTCATTAAGCCGCTTGGCAGAAGCCGCAGAGCCATCAAAAGAAGGGATCAGCTTTTGAGCCGCTTCTTCTGCGCTCAAACCAGAAACCTTGGCAAAGCTACCAATTGCCTTGGCAACAGAACCCATCGTGGCTTCTGTGAAACGACCAGAGGCAGTCAATGCCTGCATGATGTCTTTTGCAGAACCGATGCTAATGCTTACATCCTGGCTCAAAGCGCGGGACATCGAATAGAACTTGTCCGTAGTAATACCGGCAAAATTGCCAGTCAACGTCAAAGTATCTTTCAGTTTGTCAATCTCATCACGGCCTTGATATGCGGCATAAGCCATTGCGCCAAAAGCCGCAGTGATGCCTCCAACGGCAATACGGAAAGGCGTAAAGATGGAAGCAACAGCTTTGAAGGCGTTGCCAATGCCACCCATCGTGTCTTTCAACTGACCACCTTGTTGCAAGAATGCAATCATGGCGTTCTGACCGCTGGCGATCTGCGTTACAAAGTCAGTCACTTGGTATCCGACTTGCAGTTTTTGCTGCTCAGTCATCAATCCATTGACTTTCTTCATCGACTCAACGCGCTCGTCATACGCTTTGGCAATTCGCCTTGCCGTGTCGATGGCGTTTTGTTCTGCGCCTTGATATTTGCCAGCCTTGATTTCACGTTCAAGCTGTTGAACTTTTGTCAATGTTTTGCCGTAGTCTTCCGTGGCATAAACAAGCTGCTGCATGTCCTTTGCAAGCGCATCAGTCGCACGCTTGCCTTGCTTGGACAGGCTATCAAAATTCTTCTGAGCCTCTGTAATGCCTTGGACAAGTTCTCCGCTATCAACCGCGAGAACAATACCAAGTCGCGCAAGATTTTGTGAAGCCATTATTTTTTACTCCTGGCTTGTTTAGCCGCGATTCGATTGATGTGCTCTTTGAGTTCGTCCTTGAACACGGCAACCACCGTATCTTTATGACGGGCAAGAGCAGGACGAAGAAAAGGTTTTGCGGCCAGCTTTTTTGTGCCAAGCTCTTGCGCAAGAGAAACTGCCGATTTTTTAACAGATACCACTGCGATTGCGGCATCTGTCTGCGTCACCATTGTGGATTTGCGATCAGACTGATTGGGGATTCTGGCATCCAGACGGACAGTATCGCGCAAGTGAACGGGGTTTTTGGCGTCCCTGGGGCGTTCACCATCGTATGGAGCATGAGTCTTAACGTCGGTATAAACAACGTCCATAGCCGTTTTTGCGGCCTTCACAAGCGTTTGACGGGCAACATTGTCAGCACGGCCAAGAGCCATGAGTTCGGACAGCTTGGCTTCCAGGTCCGCCAAGCCTTCGATCCGAAAAATGCTAGTTGCCATGTCACGCCTTTATGTAGCCCTCCGACCCAGGTTTCATGGCAATAAAGGCCAACAGCTTTTCGTTGACCTGCTCTCGCTTCTGTTCCTCTGTCAGAGGTGGAACAATGTAATCATGTGTTGACGGCAAGATGTCTTCCATGCGGAATGGCTTTGCCGTTTTCTGTATTTTCGCGTTCAAGTTACCCGTGGTCAAGGAAGACAAGGCCAGAAGCACCGCCTTGTTCCCGATCATCCCATCGGACAACATGATTTCGATGGCGCGCATGTCGTCCACCGGAATTTCGTCTGGACATCCACCGTGGGCAAAAACGTATGCTCTTGCCTGCCGATGAATGTCCCGAATTAGTTTTTTCGCTCTTCCTTGTAACCTGGCGCGATTACTTCATTGATTTTTGCCAGGATTTCAAGTTGAACCGTCATCGGCCACTCGGCGTCGATTTCTTCGTATGTGATGTCCTCAAGCGTGCCATCAACAGGCACCAACAGCTTGATGAATTCAACCACACGATTCTCCATCTGGAGAACCATACGAACCATCTCTCGTGTCGAGCGTCCGTCAACGATTACATCGTCATCGGTCATGACAACGCCTTCAACTTCGACGCCAGAAAAGCCTTTAACCATCTTTTCATAGCGACGTTGCTCTTCAGCCTCATCAGTCTTTTTGATTCGCTCTTCAATCGCAGCCATTTCCTTGGTCAAAGGAATACGGACGCGAAAGATTTGCCCACCCAACTCAAAGGTCTTGAGTCGAAGGGCGTCAGAATTCTTGAATGCGCTACCAAGTCGTGTCATGTCATTTCCTGTTTTGGATGATCTTGTCGTAAATCTGCTGGTTCAACTCAATAGCATATTCAACGACCTCGTTAGGGGTCATCTTATCTGCGTGTTGAGCAGCAATGTCGTGGGCTAGAGCAATTGACGTAATGCGTTGCTGCGTAAACCCAAACCAGTCCTTACGGGCACCGGATTGGGCTACGAGGAAACTCAGAAGGTCATTGCTGTCTTTTATTGTTGCAGTCATGTTAAATCCATTTTGGTGAAGTTGTAATGTGCCTATATTTTTTTTGCCTCAAAGCAAAATCTCTTGTTCCACTTGCCCAATGAGACAATGTTTTGTATGAAATTCCTGTAACTCTTTGAGCTTCTAATGAAGACCCATAAATTACTCCATCTACACAAATTTTTTTGCTTGTGGGATGTTTTGATCCAAATTTTCCAAGATGGAATCTTGTCTTTTTTTTTGATTGATTGGCTTTAAAAGAAACAACTCTTTTTTGGATGTGTAAGGCATCTTGTTTTTGTCCAGAAACACCTTTAAGCATACCATCAGAATTGCTTCTGTTGTAAAACAACGGGTTGTTTCTTGCATCTAAAATTTGAAGAATTGCTTTTTCAACAAACAATACTTCATCTCTTGATCCAGAAAACAAGATTGAACGAGTCCATCCATTGGGATTTGACTCAATCAATGGCTTGACGTATTTGGATGAACAAATATAACCATCATTAACATGACAGTTTTTCTTTGTTCTACTGCCCAAATACATCAAGCCAGTTGAATGCTCAACCCACAAATAAACAAATGGTTCAGAAGCCATTAGGCTCGTCACACATTGTTGCTCCAACCGTAGCTGTTGCCACCAGTCGGGTGGATGGTGAAGTTGAACTTACCTTCAGCCGAGGGAGACATATCCCACGACAGGCCACCAACGCGACCGTTGAAGGCGTAAGCAACAGTGTCGGTGCCATCATAAACGGCCACGACGTAGGTGCGGATGATCGTGCCGTTGTAGCCGTCATCGCGGATCAGAAGCTGGGCTTCGTCAGCGGGGTTCCAAGCAGCCGTCACGGTCAGGCTGGTCACTTGGTTCTGGGTGGTGATCTTGGCACCAGTGCGAGCACCAGCCACCGAGTAAGCGGCAAAAGCGTCGTCAGCACCGAAAGCGGGGATCGCCTCGACGGGAACTTGAATACCAGTAGTACCCAGGCCACCAGCGGATGTGCCAATGATGGCTTCAATGCTGGCCCACGAGGACAGTTGGGTATCGGTCAAGGGAGTAGGCGAAGCGCCATCTTGACACCAGAGGGTTGCAACGTAACCCGGCAAGACTTTGTTAATGAGAGCCATTTTGAGTTTCCTTCAAAAGTGAGTTGAACAAATTGTCTTGTCTCATGCTGGAATGTAAATGGTGCAATCCAAATAGATTTGCGCCATATTCTCTTCGTTATTGTAGCTATTGTAAAGCCACAAAACATCTGCTTTTGCAATGAAAAACCCGTCGGAAACGCTCCCGAATAGGCCAGAATATCCATGCAAACTTTGCAGAATCTGGTCGGAAATTGTGAATCCATCCTCAATCTTTTGGGTAAAGATCGAGATTTGGAATGTCGGCGTGTCAATGCCTTTGTTGCCTTGCGTCTGGCCCGTAAAAACAGGCTGGTGGACATCACGCAGCATCCAGGTCACAAACTTGGGCTGGTTGGCAAAGTTGCGGTTGAAAGCCGCATAAACAGGCACAGGATTGACGATTTGACTCAGTTGATACTGAATCGCTTTGCCATACTGGACGACATTATTTTGTGCTGCCATTTAAACCGCCGTAACAGGATCAGAACGATAGCACATGAATGTCACGCGCATACGGTCATTTGATTCTCGGACATCAGTAATCCGCCAATCATGACCGCGCCATGTGATTGAGTACGACTGCTGGTTATCCACAATCGTTTTCATGTTGGGCGTGTAGTTCAAGGTGAAATTCACCAGGTCTTGATACAGCCGGTATTTGTCAGCGATTTTCACGCTGTTTGCAACGTCAGCCACACGCGCACGAGTCTTGAACCACTCAGTTTGAGTGGTCGCTTGCTCACCAAAATCCGACTTGCCGAAAGTCAGATTGTTGACGGCGATATTCTCGAAACGCGCAATTGTCATTTACATCACCAAAGGTTTGTAAGGACGCAGCAATGTGGTCACGCCAAACGGAATGTCCTTGAGCTTGGTTTCTGTTGCGTTCGAACGATTGTTGTAAAGATGCGTTAGCAACAAAAGAGCAGCCTGCTTGATGACAGGGTAAGCAGCCAAGGGGTTCGCAGCAACCGTGTATTCCACGACGATTGGAGCCGTCATAGCCGTGTTGATGTCAGTCGGCAGGCCAGCAACCACGATTTTGTTCCCGGAGGGGTCGTAGTAATACTGGTTGGACGGAATCGTAGTCAACACAGAAGGTGTTGCATCGTTCCAATACTTCACAAAAGAGATTGTGACGGGATGTGGATCAATGTTCGAACTTTGGCTCACCTCGGGCAAATCAAGGCTCGCAGGCGCTGCTGCAAGGCTTTCACCGCCGTAATAAACCCTGTACGAAGTGGCAAAGATGGACATACCAAGGTAGTCCTCAATTGCCATTCGTGTTGCGAGTTCAAGAGACAGGACATAAGCGTCCTGGCTCGTGTCATCAAACAGGTTTAGATGTTCGGTGATTTCATTGGCAGTGAGCCAGTTAGTCGAGACATCACGATTCGTCTGTTCAACCTTGACGTAATTGAACGGATTGCGAGTCTGTGCCCCAAACGGGTAGCCGACAACGTTATCAACTGCCATATTTCACCTCTTAGGCGCTCATGCGAACACCAGCGAACGGATCACGCACGGTAGACACCACACGCTTTTCTGCGTAGATAGTCATAAAACCGGGCGTGGTCTGTTCAAACATCTGGATGGACATTTCTTCATTGTCGCCAATGGTCAAGAAACGAGGCCAGTTTGCCAGATAAATTGGGAAGCCGGTAGACAGATACGGGTTCGGAATCACAGGGAAGCCAAACATGCGGCCAACAGCAGCGCCATCTTCGTCACCGATTTCTAGGAACAGCGGCAGACCTTGAGAGTCTTTCAGGCTACGCAGGCTGTCAATCATAGACGGACGGATGTGCCAAGCATTGCCAGGAAGCGACCAGTATTGGCTGGGGAAGGCATTCACCAGATCAACAATGTTGTTGTAGGTCACGCCACCGACAGTCTGAGCCACAGTAGCCAGTGTATGAATGCCAGCGGTGATTGCAGTGCCAGAAGTGCCATACGCAGCCGTCGAGCCAGAAGCATACATATCCAGACCACGCAGGCCAGATGTTGCACCAGTGGCAGTAGTTGTCGAACCAGCTTGGTCCGAGTTCACGGCCATCGAAGCGCCTTCGACTTGTGCGAATTCCAGCATCAGGTCTTCAATCAACGTGCTCTCAAGAGCATTGACATCCGACAGAACAGCAGTACGGATGGGCAGTTGGGCTGTCACAGCACGGACAGGCAATTGCCAAATGGAAGTATTTGTGCCAGGAGTTCCGGTGTTGTTTTGAACCGGATAGCCCCAAGGGTTGGTTTGATAAGTTGCGTTACCAGTCTTGGCAACGAATTGCATATCAGAACCATCAACAGTAACCATGCGCGAACCCATGCGGAACGGGTTTGCATAGCGCAGGGCAGCGAATGCGTCATCAAAAATCACACGGCCACCGACACCCGAACCGGAACCAGTCAACGAGGACGCTTCCTTGAGGTCGATTGTGACTTTCTCGCCTTTGTCGTAGGCTTCTTTGATTCCGCTAAGAATTTTTTCGGTGATAGTGGTCATGGCATTTCCTAAAAAAGCTGGTTAAAAAGCGGGGGCCGAAGCCCCCACTTTCATCAGGTCGCTGTGCCAGTCGAGCGATAGCGAACGCCAGCGAACGGATCGCGCACAGACGTTGCCAGACGCTTTTCACCGTAGAAGGTGATATAGCCGGGGAGCGTCTGGTCGTAGCGACGAACCAGCATGTTCAGGCGGTCGATGATCGTGTGGAAACGCGACCAGTCAGCGAAGTACGCAGGGTACAGGCTGGTAGTACCGGCAGAGCCAGTGGTGGCTTGTGCGGGAGCGTCAACGTAGCTGTTCACAACCACATCGAAGCCCAGCAGTTGGCCGACGATACCGTCAACCGACAGACCTTCGTTACGGTTGAAGATAGGAGCGCCATTGTCGTCAGTCAGACCACGCACTTGCGACAAGAACACGTTGTTCATCATGATCTTGGCGTTCGGGGTCCAGTACTGCTGCGGCAGAGCGTAGATGAAGTTAACGATGTCCTTGTAGGTCACGTTACCAGCACCCACGGTGTTGCCGTTGGTGGTCAACTGGTCATAGGTGTTGAGGCTATGCAGGCCAGTGTTCGAACCAGTGCCAGAGCTACCGAAAGCAGCGGTGGAGTGAGTGCCACCAGTGTAGGTAGCGTTAGCGCCACCGTACTGGTCCAGACCACGCAGGCCATCAGCACCGCCAGTAGCCACGGTGGTGCCGTCGCCAGACTGGTCGTTGTTGGAAATCATGGACTGAGCTTCAGCTTGGGCGAATTCGGCCAGCATGTCGTCAACCACGTTGGCTTCCAGGCCGTCGATGTCGTCCAGGGCAGCAGTACGGATCGGGAACTGCACGTTGATGTCTTTGAGGACGATCTGCCAAATCGAGGTGTTCTCGGTTGTGGGCGTGCCGTTGTTCTGGATGCCGTAGCCCCACTGAGCGCCAGCGTTGCCAGTCTTCACACGGAACTGATAGCTGGAGCCATCGGTAGCAACAGTGCGAGACACGCCACGCAGCGGGTTAGCCAGACGCAGAGCGCGGAACACGGGGTCGTAAGCGGTACGACCACCTTTGCCGTCACCGCCAGCGGTCAGGGCAGAGGCTTCAGCCAGGTAGGCTTCCATTTGCGACTCATCTGCAAAGATTTGCAGTTGCTTCTCAAAAGCAGACTTGGTGCCACTGGCGATGTCGCGCAGTTGCTCACGCACATGACGGTTAACGTCTTGGCGAACGGTCTTGGCCTTCTCTTTGTGGATGGCGGGAGCTTGCACGGAAGCAACTTTGGCTTCCAGGGCAGCAACCATTTCGCTCATTTCAGCTTTTACAGCTTCGATAGCAGCGGGGATTTTTGCTTCGACAGCAGCGACAGCTTCAACTTGTTTAGCTTCGATAGCGTCCAGCTTTTCGATGATTTCTTTCGACATGATTAACCTTTCAGGCGTTTGTCAAGGAGTTTAAGAAGTTCGCGCTGCTCAAGAGCCGCGAGAATTTCCGCTTCGGTTGCCTCCGCATCAGAATCACTCTGACTCGGCGCAGCTTCAATAGGCTCTTTAACAGCATCACGCTGTTCAATCACCTGCTTGAATACAGATGCGGCGGCAACCGACATCTGCTTGGACAGACCTGCATCCCGCAGGGCTTCTTCCAATACTTTCAAGTCAGCAGAACCATCCTCACGGAAGTATTCCAGCTTTTTGACTTGAGCTTTGGGGTTGTTGGGGTGCATCACAACACTAGTCTCACGCAAACCACCTTTGGTGATTTGGAAATAGCCTTCTTCCCAATAATCTTGAGAACCAGCAGGAAACGGAGTGCCGTCTTCTTTGACCCACTGATATTCATCAGCGTATGCGCCAACAGAAACACCGCCAAACATATTCGGCGATTCGCTCATTACCTGATACAGATCGGAGCCAGTTGTGGTGTTCAAGAACAGGCGACCTTTGGCAGACATGCCATCGTCGTCCATCTCAAACTCAGTCCACTCACCAACAGGGATTTGATCCGAGTTGTGATTGACATACATGGGAAGAGGACGACCAGACTTGGCAAACTCGGTGGCCCATTCCATAAAGCCTTCAGGCTTGTAGAAGAATCGACGGCCATCAGCGCCTTCACGAGCGCCCCAAGTTGTGATGCGAGCTTCAATCTTTCCTGTCGGTTCGCCGCTTGCGGCCTTTTCGGACAGGTTGAGCTTTGCTTCGCAGATCAGATTTAGTTGCTTCATTTATTGCCCCTAAAGCAATGGACTGGTTGTTGTCTTGTATTTTAGGGGATTGCCCTTGTAATACAGGCAATGGAATGTCAGGTCTAGTGACTTGTTTGGCTAATGCTACCAGATATTTTGAATCAGTACGCATTTTTTATCAAGTCTTCCCGATGTTCATTTTTCGAGTCTGATTTCCGCCACCACCACCTGTGTCTTGTTTACTGGTGCCAGGAATGGCATCGGTAGTTTTGGCGTCTTTTACCAATTCATCGCCACCCTCGATATTTGCCATACCCATATATTCACGGGCTTCGTTCGGGGTAATGATGCCATTGGTCACGCCAGATGTCACAAAGTTCATTTGGTCCAGCGGAGCACCTTTCAGGAAGTCCTTGGTGTCGAACTGGATGCAAAGCGACGGATAGCCATTGAAAAGGTGGTCTTTCAGCTTTTCCTGGACATTCACAATAATCGGATACATGGCCGATTTGTAAAATTCATCCATTGCGGTCTGGGTGTTGTTAAATTTGCCATCATGAATGCCAAGCATAGAAGGTGGCACACCAAATAGACCGCAGATTCGGCGCATAGTTTGCAGCTTGAGCGCAGCAGCATCTGCATCCTGAAGGGTCAACATTTGCAAAGGCGTGTATTTCATGCCCTGGTCAAGCAACATGCCTTGGCCCGGTTTGGACGGGTCAGACTGCTTGCTACCGACCATATTGCTCCAGGCTTCTTTCAGTCGGGCAGCGATTTCTTTGTATTTGCCATCAGGAATCACGGCTTCCGTCATAAACATGCCAGAGGGCTTGGCACCGTTTTGCATGACATAGTTGGCATACAGGTCAATGTCCTGGTCCAAACCGCAAAGTTCGGCCATCAAGATGCCTTTGTTGAAGCCAGCAGAACCTTGCCATGCCATTTCCTTGCAATGCATGACTTGATGAGCCTGCAAAGGCTCGTCTTTGCTAAATCCATACGAAGGAGTGGACAAGCGGTAGCTGGGATAACGAGTGGGCGTAATCGTGACTGCGATTAGAGTCGAGTCAAGGATATACATCTCCAGCGGAGTCTGCGTTGAGTTCTTTTGATCGGCTCTCCACCAAAGCGTGAACGCTTCGCCAGACAACTCGTACCACATCAACCACTGATACCAGAACTCGTATTTGCTCTGGAAATTGTTTGGCTTATTCAGCAGCTTGGCAACTTGCTTGGCCTTGGCTTTGTCACGAGCGCCAACGTCTTTATTTTTGATGGCATCAACATATTCGCCCTCTTCTGTCTCGTACATGACACGAATAGGCAACTGAGCCAAAGCACGAGCTTTGATTGCAACGCACGACATAATCGTGCTATTGCGGGACAACATGGACATATCCACCGGACGACCAGCACTTGTAGTGCTGCCGGTGGTGACATACAGGATTTGGGTATTGACAGTCGGGTTTTTGTTGTCGCCCTGGTAAACAATGTTGTTACCAAGCGCCGTTTGACCGAACAAAGAGTTCGATTCATTGGCCTGCTTTTTACCCCTGAAAATGTCCAAAATGCCCATGATTGGCTCCTATTTGGTCACATATTACCACTCAATCTGCCTGAAACCAAATGAATCCGACACAAACATGTTGTCTAAGTGGCCATGAACGGCCATGATTAGAGCAATAATTCCGTCAACCTTTGCGGAAGGATCAGCTTCGTTTTTACGAACTTTCACGTTTCCGTTTACGTCCGTGTAAACCTCACAGTTACCCAATTGCCAACCAAGGAATGGGTTTCCGTCATGCTTGATAGCCTTTTTTAGGATCAATTGCTCGGTGGCTTTTGATGGATTCGATAGGACTGCCATACCTTGACCAACTTTTACTACTGGCAAGCCCTCTGCATACAAATTTGACACCAAGGCAGCAGCGTTGTACGGGTCATAGTTCACAGCTTTGACAGCATACCTCTCACATTCTTGTTTGATATAGGCTTCAATTTCATTCAGGTCGGTTACGTTGCCAGGGGTCAGGCGCAAAATGCCAGACATCACGGCCTGGCTGTAAATGCTCTTGTAATGGTTGGGAATCAACTCAATGGATTCTTCGGGCAGGAAGAATTGGAACTTCGAATAGAAGTTTTCCTCGCCATACCGATGCAAAGTGCAAACAGCATTCAAGTCGCGTGTATGAGCCAAGTCGAAAGCCACAAAGGTGGACTCAGGCTCTTCCTCGGGCTTGGGCGCAACGGACTCATCCCAGTATCTGCGGTCAACCCAAGCAGAGTTGGCGCTGACGTAAATGTTTAGCTGCTTGCAGAGGAATTCGTTGAGGCTTGCTGGCTTTGCTGCCGCTTCTTCAGCCATGTGACGAATATGCTCAGTTGTGACTGAAACTCCGAGCATGGGATTCGCCTTGCTCCAGACACTAGCATCTGCCCAAGCATCACCGGGATCAACGCTATACAGAAGGCCAAACCAGCGAAAATTATCAGCAGCAGCCCCACGGAGAACAGCACGGAAGTGCGAAAGGTCTTCATAGAATTTTGTCTCCTTTGTGAAGCTGGCCGTCGTCAGGTACATGCGCAGCGGGTTCTTTCGCGCACCCATACCCGAGTGCAAAACTTCAATTGACTGGCGCTCTGTAATCTGCGCCGCCTCGTCAATCATCGCACAAGACGGGTTCTTACCATCGCCCGTTTTCCTGTTCTCACGAGACAGCGAACGGTATGTGGATGTCGAATCACCAGCCTTCTTGAGTTCGCCCCGGTAGACGATGAATTTTGCGGCCAGTTCCGCAACCATGCCTTCAACAATCGCCTTTGACGAATCAAAGCAAATGGATGCCTGTTCGCGGTTTGTTGCAAGAGTGAAAACTTCCGCGCCTGCATCACCGAACTGGAGTTCGTACAGAGAAATGATGGACGCAATGGTAGTTTTGCCCGACTTGCGAGGAACGAAAAGAATGACATCCGTCGTCCACCGAACGCTATGATCCCGTTTGTCGCGGAAACCATAGACACCAGCCAGGAATAGAACCTGGAACGGCTCAAGCTGGATAGGCTTCCCGGCATCCGGGCCTTTGACATGCTTGCAGAACTTGACGAACTTGAGAACATGCTCGACCTTTGATGCGACAAACTCGTAGGGCGCATCCTTGCGCTCTACCATGTCCAGGAATCGTTGGCAGGCTAGCTTGATGTCCTCGCAAGCCTGAATGTCCCCCCGAGCTACGCCAGCAGCGTATTGGAAGGCGCTCTCAAGCGTTGGCGAATAACTCATCTACTTCCGACGCCTTGGCTTTCAGTTTGGGACGACCACGGGCAACAAGACCCAATTCGGCAAGAATCTTGACAGCCTTGTCGGCCATCTCAGTGCGAATCTTGTACCAAGGGCTGGGAGCGTCACCAGAGTTGTAGCTGTATGTGTGGCCCATTTCACGGATGTTAATTTCCGCCGTCAACAGGCTGTCCACCGTGATGACCAATGTGCCAACCAGCAATTCGTCGCTTGCCGTAAGCGCACCTGTGCTTGCCTCGACTTCTGCGCGAATCGCAGTCTCGAAAGCAGCTTTGTCCCAAGTGTTTGGGTTATTCAAGTAACCAAGTATGTGTCTAGCTTTTTTACTCATAGATTCTTTCTTTTAGATGGTGCATCCTACATGCAGTTTTCTTTTCGCGTCAACATAGGCTTTGTGAGCTTCTTCGACGGTATCAAAATACCCAATATGAATTTGCTTTCCTTTTGTTGTAATCACGGCTCTCCAGCGCCTATGATTTTTCTCTCTTGACACACCTAAGATGCCGCAAGACCTATTATGGCTTGGAGCTTCTTTTTGGTTTTCATTATTTGTTGTCGCACTAACATCACGCAAATTTTCAATGCTGTTATCCGTGACAATTCCGTTGATATGGTCAATGTAGTGTTTTGGGAATTCTCCATAAACATAAAGCCATGCAAGTCGATGCGCTCTATAAACACGGCCATCAACGCCAATCACAACGTACCCTTTCACCGATGGTGAACCAGCAACATCACCAGCATGGACTCTTTTGCTGTGCGCAAACTTCCAAGTGAACAATCCCGTGTCAGGAGAATAGTCCAGCAATTCTTTCAATCGCGTCTGCGTAAGCAATGGCTTCATATTTACCTCTCGTGCCAAATATACCACGCTTGCCACATTTTTACACCCCCCTCTGACTTTGTACTCCTACGCACATGACCCCGCGCCTGCTCCCCGGCGGGGACGCGTACTTTTAGTTTCTTTTTTGCTTGGATCGGCCATCTGGGCAGCTCAATTTTCGCATGGATGGCCTGATTGAGTGGGAAAAAAGACAGAATGGATGCAAGAATGAATGCGCTAGTATTACTTAATACCCCACAGGGTATGTGCAGCAGGCACTCAGAGCGAGCGAAGCACAGCCGAAGGCCAGTCGCTGGCCTGGTAGTCAGTGAAAGAGCCGTCTTTGTAGTGGCGAAAGATGCCTCGCTGCTCCAGGCTGCTCTTCCTGCTGTGACAGGGCGCGCACAAGCTAGACCAAAGATTCAATCTGAAGGCTCGCTCTCCGAAGTCTTTCCACCTGAAGCAGTGGTCAACCACCTCGGCAGCCGTGAGCCGTCCTTCTGACTGGCAGCACTGGCACAGTGGCTGTGCTGTGAGTTGAGCCGTCCTTAACTGCCTCCAGACAGCAGACCGATACAGACTGTCCTGTTCTCGTCTGTCTGTCTTTGGTGTGGCTCTGGCTGGTGTGTGCTGCTCACAGAATCGAGAGCCAGCCACAGAGGGCGCTTTGCACTGGTACTGGTCACACTGAGAGCGAGGGATGGAGGGCATGAGCAGATTATCCACATATTGCCCACAGGGGAAATCAACTATCCACAAAATCTAGACTTATCCACAGGCTGCACCACATCAAAGCATAAATGCACTTTTATCGTGCATTTTTGCACCACTTTTGTGCGTGCTGTTTATAACTCCAAAAAATGTGAATTCTCGTGTTGAATTGTGGATAACTTTGTGCCTTGTGAATGAAAGTGCCTTTTGATAACCTGTGAATAAGTGGTTATCCACATTTTTTTATCATGCTGGCACGATGTGTGCATGAGAAAAGCACCTCAACACAGGAGAAATCCATGCACCACCACCAACAGACCCTCGCAGACCTTGAAAGAGTACAGGAGCCAGACGGCTGGCTCATCCTTGGAGGTGCAGCACTCACAACAGCAGCCGTCGTGCTGGTGTGTGCTGTTCTGTTTAATTTCTAATCACTGGAGAAAATAATGCAAAACACAAAATATAACGGCTGGACTAATTATGAGACCTGGGTGGTGAATCTCTGGCTAACCAATGATTCTGGCTCAGATGAATATCTCCGAGAGATGGCTAGAGATTGTCTTACTCATTTAGATGGGGACAGGGATGATGCTATTTGGGAACTAGCCAAAAGAATCGAAGAAAATCACGATGAATTTAAACCAGAAATCTCTGGAGTATTTTCTGATTTGTTAAATCACGCCCTTGGCTGTGTTGATTGGCGAGAAATTGCCCAGTACGTTATAGATGATGAATTCCAAGAATGGAAAGAAGATAACCAGGAGAATGAAAATGCTAATTGAATATGATACTTTCGCTATCGCTGAACACTGGGCAGCAGCCATAGAAAATGGAGACATCACAGGATTGTCGGACGAGGAGGAAAAAGACCTCCAGCAGTTCCTCGACTCGCTGCCATCTGGCTGCTGGTCTTGGAGTGATTCTGCTGAATTCTCCAAAGATGCTGTCTCTGGTCTGATGGCTAACTGCTTAGAGGCTCGCCTGTGGGTTAGCCAATCTTCAATTTAAGGAGATGACAATGACAAGAGAAAGACTCGCTTGTGTTTATATGGATTGGAGAAATAATTTTCTCACCATCACAGGATTTGCGGAGCATTATGGATTAACAGACGAGGAAGCAGCAGACCTGATAAATTTGGCTCGGCGCTGTTTTGAGAATCCTCACCCGGATAATTGAAATGACAGAATATCAAATCGAAATAGCAGTTGAGCAGTGGATGGACAAAATCGACTCTCAGTTAATGCGCCATCAAATCACGCAGGAAGAATACGAAAACATCGTTAAACAGATTAACCAATGGGTAAAGGAGCAGACAGAATGAAAGATAAACAGACCTTTAGTTACAGGATGGCAGAGCTTGTTAATGTCTGCCCTTTTCCTGTTAGAGATCAAGAATTTTTTATTATCCAAATCCACTCACAGGACGGGCGAAAAACTAAACATCTAAACATCACTCCAGAAGAGTTTAAACAGATAGAGAAAATCCTTTTAGGGGTCGAGGCATGAAAGCAGGGAATATCGGCTCATGGCTGGATGATGATTCAGGCAGTCTCTGGAGGGTCTGCTCTGCCTCTGGTGACTGGCTCACCATCCAGCACCTCGACACAGGACAGGAGCAGACCATCCAGACCGAAGACTTCTGGCTGCTGCTGGATTCTCTCTGACCACAGCCCCAAAAATGCCCGGAGCCTCGGCTCTGGGTTTTTTTGGGCCTGTGATGTTAGTGAGTGCTCACACACTATTCATTTAAACGAGCCAGAAGGCCCTGAGAGGCTGGGCTGGTAGGGTAGTAGCAGCACATAGGAAACAGGGCTGCTGTGGGCCATTCTGGTGGGTCTGTCTGATGGCTGGCTGCTGGGTAGTCTGGAGGCTGTCACAGGGTGCATAAGCACTGGATGGATGCACAGGAGCCGAGGCTGCTGGCTGGGTTTTGTAGTACTTTCTCCAGCAGTTTCTTTGGTCTGCATGTAAGTGAGTGCTTACTACTGGACGGGCATCCAGTCCGATACCTCCGAGGGGCCAGAAAAAGGCCGACCCCCACTACGCATTCTTAAAAAAAAATTTTGAAGCAAAAAAAATCCCCGTAGCGGGGAAAAATTTTTGCCATTTTTTGGCAACTGCGAATTGGCAAACAAATTTAATTAAAACGTGCTTGAACTATTCTTGGTGTTTTGTTGCAGCAGCAGTTTTTGCGCAAGGATTTGGCGGTATTGCTGCTCAATGTTCTCGCCTTTGTAGCCATGAGCGTAAGCAGCCCTGGCAACGGCTAGTGCTTTGGCTTTGGAGTCGAATGGGCCTTTCGATCCCCAAAACCAGCCTGACGGTTTTTTGA